GACTGGATACAAAATCCATATAATATTGGAACCGAACGATTTTTTGAACAAACTGAAAAAAAATATGACTTTAGTAACTTTTTCAAGGGGTCATTCTGTTATCATTGGCACAACAAGTGGGATAAGATTCCCGACTTGCTAAATTCTAAAATTCAATGGACACATCTAGTTTAATTTTATATTTGTGAATGAAATATAAAACTCGAAAAAAGTAAAAATAAACTGTAAAATAGGTTCTTTACAATACAGGGAATCCAAGCGCCATTTTCAGTATAAAATAGAACAATACATAAAAATGAAATACCTCAATTTTCAAAGAGGATTAGACTATATCTTAAGAATTTTTTATAAATCCCAACTACCATTTAGTCGTTGAACCTTCTCCATATCAAAAATGACTTAGGAGCTTGGATGCGGATTGCCCAATTTTCTAATGTTTTTACTATGCCCACGCTGTTATGCTTGGTTCCAATAGGTATATTTCTATCCTATGGTAGTAATTAGAAACTCTAAGGGGTTTCCCGCAGTTTGATAGTTTTGCCTACGATATTTCCATAGACTAGCCAGTTATATACAAAGATTTAACATAAAATCTCTGGTGATAATTTACACTGTTTTCCTACAAAAGAATTATCACATCTTTTGTAGCAGCTGACTGTTGGAGGCACGCTTGGCAGTTTACCTCCAGAAACTCTGATGATGTTGTTGTTAATGCATGTTACTACGAATTCAAAGGTTTGACTTTCGTGGTATCCAGAACCAGTAGCTCCATTACCAGCAGCAGCAAGTACTGCTCTCGGAGATGCTTCAGGGACGATGCTGACATTGGTCAATTTACCGTAATTTGTTGATCCCATCGGATCCAAAGCCATGAAATCAAGGGAATATGAGTAGGAATGGAATCCGATGATATCAGGGATGGTAGGAGCGTGATACCAAGGGTTAATGAGAGAGAAGTAGTCAGAACCCATTTGAGTAAGTCTGTTAGTATTTTCATAGATAAGAGAAGTTTGAACAATAGGATCAGCAGCAAGGTCAGGGAAGAAAGTGATGAGAGGACCAGAACCACTTGCAGCAACAGTAGGAGATGAGGTGGAATAAATGGACCATTCAGATTTACAGGAGGTATTTCTGACAGCGAAGAACAAAACCTTGATAGCATGAGAGAATCTGATATCGAAGCTTTGAGAAGTAGAAGTACCAGGACTGAAGGTATAACGCGGCGCAGTTTGCACCTGTTCGACCAAAATATCCCTAGGTGCACAAGCCATTCTCTTTCTTTCGTCGTTAGAAACAATTGCGTAATTCGCCCACACTTGAGCAGTCAAAGAAGGAGCACCTTGAACCAAGTCAGTTGCAGTAACTGGAACGCTGTTGGTTTCCTCATCATCATAACTCAAAATCAAAAGATCAGTAAAATCTCTGAAAGAAAAGTTAATTCTCATTTCATTGTAAGGAAGAGCAGCAGTAGGAAGAGCTACACCAGAATCTCTTCCATAGAAAAAGGGAAGAGGAAGATTGAGGGTGTACGAAGGAATTGCAGTACCACCCACGTGAGGATCAGTTAGATCACTAACGTTACCAACCATGTTATCATAACCATTTCTCTTGCTTGCAGGAACAGTAAAAGCAGCCCAGAAATCAAGATGGTAGTTATCAAATCTAGCAGCAACCAAATCATTAAAGGTTATGCTACATTCCTTAATGATATTGTGCATCAAGTTTCTTGTCCATCTAAGAGATCTAGCAACACCAACAGTACCACTATTTGCAGCTGAAGCAGAGGTTAAAGTGACAACAGGAGTTGTCAATCTCAACCAGGTTTGAAGTAAATAATCACCAGCACGAGAGATGCTAACAGACCAATCTTGGGCAAATCCAGGACTTCCAGAAGCCTTGGAAAGAACCACGGGCACCTGTGTAAACCAGGTACTTTTACGAGTTTCGCGGACAAAGTACGCAGTGGCATCAGGGCCACCATACATATACTTCTCAATCTCGTCGAAAGTAGCGAGATCGATAAATCCAGAAGTTACATTTGAAGAAGCAGACATTTTTTTTATTATAGTAAAGATATTTTTTTACAATTTTTTAAAAATTACGTGCTAGAATACGATTTATTGATATATAATTATATACTTTTTTTGACACTTTTATTAGGTATTTAAAAGGTTTTATTGTCAAAGGTGATATTAAGTCTAAAATATGATTTATTAATGAAAAGATTTAAAGTAGTTTTATATTTAATCAAAATTTTAAATAAATTCTTTTATATTCAAGCTGAAAACAATCATTTAAATATGAAGAATGTAAATATTGAACTTCAATTCTGAAGTGCCTTAATAAAGACATGTAGCTTACATTGATTATAAATATGTGACCTAACTTTTATCGTATCATCTAAAAAAATCGAGTGTTAAGGTAGTAGATTTTTATCGATTTTATCAGTAAGGTTTGATTTAAAAGGAGACGAATCCGATTCACCCCCCCTTTTATAAAGAATTTGCTTAGTTTTTTCTAAATAATGATTTAAAGACTTAGAAATATCTAAATAGATATGACAACTTTAATTAATTCAATCGACAAAACTATTTGTTTCAATGATGAAACAATACGTGTTGTAGGTACATATGATAAACCATTATTTGTAGCATCTGATATATGTAAAGTGTTAGGTATATCAAATGTAACAGATACATTAAAAAGTTTACCTGATAAATGGAGACAATTATGTGACCTAGATAATTCCGAGACCACATCATCTGAAAAAAAAGCTAGAAAAACTCAAACAATGAATTGTATAACAGAATCAGGAGTATATAGAATAATAATGAGATCAAACAAACCAATAGCTCAAAAGTTTCAAGAAGTAGTATGTGAAGAGATTTTACCATCAATTAGAAAAACAGGTGAATTTAAATTACAAAAGATGTTGGAAGAAAAAGAGCAAGAGAAACAAATATTAGAAAATGAAAATAGAAGAATAAAATTAGAAAAAGAAGAAATCCATTGTTTAAATGTTAAATCTAACGAAAAACTATTGGTAATAGAAGAATATAATAAAAAAAATATATGCAATATTCTAATTGAAAGTTATGATAACAAAAATATCGTTTATGTTGGATATATAGGTAAAATAAATGGTGTTGATAGTTATAAGTTTGGTTCAACTAAGAAAATATCAAAAAGAGTACAAAATCATCTTAAAACGTATGAAAAGTTTGAATTATTATTTTGTATTGAATGTGAAAAACATGTCGATTTAGAACAATGTTTGAAAGAATCAAAAGAAATAAAAAAAATAAGATTTTCATATCCATTTTTTGTAGAAAATAAAAAAGAAAAAACAAATGTAACTGAACTTTTACGTTTTGATGATGAATTTCAATTGGATGATTTGAAAAAATTATTGATAAAATTGAAAAATGATGTTGAGATGTCTTGTGAACTTCGTTTAGAAATAGAAAAAACTGAACAAAGGAGATTGGATGCCGAAATAATACAATATCAAGAACAAACAAAACAAAAACAAATGGAACTTGAAGAGCAAACAAAACAAAAACAAATGGAACTTGAAGAGCAAACAAAACAAAAACAAATAGAACTTGAAATTTTACGTCTTAAACTTAAACATCCAAATGAAGTAAAAACGATTGATCAAACAAATATGAATGAAGAAATCAATAAAATTGAAGAGATGTATATGACACAAATGGAATCTGAAAGAGAAATAATTCGTAATATTCAAGAATTAAACGATAAAATAATTGAAGAAAAAATCGAAAATAGAATAATAGATTCATTTGATATTAATATATTTTCAAATATATATTATCCTATAAATGTAACATATAAAGATAGAAATACATATTTATACATTGCTGAAATCAACGATAAAATTTATATAAATGTAAATTCTATATCTGAGAAATCTTATCCTTTAGATAAATGGAAGCGGGGAGCTGAAATTAAAAGAAAAATTCTTGAATATAATTTCAAACTAGAAAACGAAAAAATACTGTCAATTTATTCACATAAAAACAAAGGAACTTGGATACTATTTGATTGCTTTTGTAGAGATTATTTTAATTGGTATGGATCTGTTTACAATAAAGTAAACAATAATACTGATTATTTAAGTTTTGGAACATTTCTTGAATCTGAATTAAAAAATATAATAAAAGAATACGATTTATCAACAGATAAATATTTTCTTCGTATAAAAAGAGATACTTGTATGTTTAAAGTTCGTGCAAATCGAGATAATAATTTTATAATAATTACAGATTTATTTGATTGTAATAATCGTGATATTAGATCGTTTAATAAAAGTTCAGAAAGAAAAAAGTATTTTTGTGAAAATCCTGAAACTCATTATTTAAGTGATAATAAAATAACGGATGAGTTTGGTATGAAAGTTACTATTGTTCATCCTAAATTGGCTATAGTAATAACAAATTGGATTTACAAAAATAATGACTGTGATGAAAAAGATCAAATTTTAAATTTTATAAAATATTTCGTAGATAAAGTATAATTTAATGATGTGTAGTCTGATGATACTTAATTTTATTACTTCAAATCGTAATAAAATTAAAAATGAATATTATAAAGAATCAACAAAAAATTGATTTTTTTTACATTTTGTGTGAGTTAAAAGCATAACTAACATCTGAAAATGTCAACCTTTAACGATAACCAAATAAACAATGAAATGTATCGTCAACAATTTTGGTCTCTTCGTCAAAATCCTTACGCGAATACAAACCAAAGACAAATGCGTGAACTTATTATTTCACAGAATATAGTTACTTGCCCTTTTGGGCATTTAAATATACAACGAGACAATGTTGTTAATGGTGTTTATAACGAGAAACAATCACGCTCACAAGATCGTAAATTTATTGAAAATATGAATATCGGTGATATTATTTTGATTCCATTTATAGGATTAAGAGAGTGTATTCTAGCAAGAATAGTTTCAGAACCAATATATGGTATTGATACAGAACTATTTACAAGTGTACATAATGGTAAAATTCAAATATCACATGATGGTGATACACCTTTTAGACCTGTTGGAAGAAAAATACAAATTATTCGTAATGATGTCGTATTTAATGATAAACGAGTTTTACCAAGAACATCTTTATGTCGTATAAACTCAAATATTTTACCAAATTAAATAGTATATCAAAATATGTGTTTAGTGATTAAGTGTTATATATTTTTAATTAAATGTAAAATCATTTTTCATTATATTTCAAAAAATTTCTCAACGTCTTCAAGTTTACCTACAGAAAGTTGAGAATTTTGATTAAATTTGTTTATATCTATTAAAGCATTAATTTCTTTCAATACATTTCTTAGTTTAATATCTTTTCCTGAAAACTTTTTCTTATTATCTGCTGTTGTTACTAAATGATTATTCAAAAATTTTAAAAAACAATATGTAAATGCTCCCTGATATGTACTTTCTACATACGCATCCTCAGACGTTTCTTTGTCTAAACATCCAGAAAATGCAAACACATTTCCAGTAACATTCGTTGAACTTTCTTTCGTAAATTCAAACTTAGTATTCCAATCACGTGAATTATATACTGTTTCTTTCTGTAAAATTCCCTTATTATATGTACATAATGATTTATAATTATAAACTAAATCTAACATTGTTCCAGAACAACAACAATCAAAAAAACACCATAAATTAATATTTTTTGGTGTCTTAGCAGCTAAATTTTGATACAACCAATCATCATTTAATTGTCCTGAATTATTGTAATCTAATGGTATTAACTCTTCATCTTTTTTATCTGTTTCATCTAAACTTACATCTTCTTTACTAGACGAACCATGACCAGAATAATAAAAAAATAAAGTGTCTCCTTTTACATTATTTGTTACCAACCAATTTATTTTCTGCATGATATTTGATTTTGTAGGTAAAACACCTGATGTTTCAGTGAGTACTTGAATATTATCTTTCTGATAATCACAATATTGTTGTAAAAAATCATTAATATTGTTGATATCATTTATACATCCATTAAGTTCGTAGTCTGTATTTCTGTAATTTATTCCTATTAATAAAGCTTTCTTAACCATTTTTTTATTTTATGTAATATTTTTATTTTAAAAAAATTAAACTTAAATTCATATTGTATTTTGTAGTTTAATTACTAAAATCAATTTAAAGATACAAAATCAAAGTATATATAAAAAATGAAAGTTTATGTAGTTCATGGAAGTTATCATTATGATGATTATAAAAGAGGAGAAAGTTATAGTACATTAGATGGTGTTTTCTTCAATGAAGAAGATGCTTATAAATTAGCAGTACAAAAGTATATGAAAGATTTTGAAGAACATGCAAAATATAATTGGGAATCATATAAATGTACTCATGAGATTGATCCAATAGAATTAGAAGAAAATGGAATTTTTTTATGTGCCAATTGTGAAAAACCATTGTGTTCAGACGGTTCATTGGATTTAAGTCATAAAGATAATCATTTTAGTGAAGATCATTTGAATACTATATTAACAGACGAATCAACTACATCAGAAGAAAAATATGATTATATCATGGATAATCTTTATGATAATATTTTACCTCAACCTGAGTTTTCATTACAACCAACACATACAAGATATTTTGTAGAAGAGATGGAAGTAAGTTAATAAGTGATAAATTCGTAAAAACCTAAATTTTTTTTATGTTATTATAAAGTAAAAAGTAATAAAAATGAATGAAGAATCAGAAAATTTTGAAATAGAAAATGGTATTTTGACCAAACTTAAAAACGAATCTTTAACTCATGTAAAAATACCAAATAGTGTTACGAGTATCGGACATGGTGCTTTTTCGAATTGTACTTCTTTAAAGTCGGTAGAAATACCAAATAGTGTTACGAGTATTGGAATCTGGGCTTTTCATAATTGCAAATCATTAAAGTCTGTAACTATACCAAATAGTGTTGAGACTATCGGAGGTCATGCTTTTGAGTTTTGCGAATCTTTAGAGTCTGTAGAAATACCAAATAAAGTTACGCATATCGCAGAATATGCTTTTCGTGGTTGCGAATCTTTAAAGTCTGTAGAAATACCAAATAGTGTTACGAGTATTGGAGGTTATGCTTTTACTAAGTGCGAATCTTTAAAGTCTGTAACTATACCAAATAGTGTTACGAGTATTGGAGATAGTGCTTTTTGGAATTGTACTTCTTTAGAGTCTGTAATTATACCAAATAAAGTTACGAGTATCGAAGAATTAACTTTTAATGGTTGCGCTTCTTTAAAGTCTGTAACTATACCAAATAGTGTTACGAGTATCGGACATTTTGCTTTTTTAGGTTGCAAATCTTTAGAGTCTGTAATTATACCAGATGGTGTTGAGAGTATCGGAGTTGCTGCTTTTAAAGGTTGCACTTCTTTAAAGTCTGTAATTATACCAAATAAAGTTAAGAATATCAGAGATAGTGCTTTTGATAATTGTAGTAGTTTAACTACGGTAACTATATCACTAGGTCTTACGAGTATCGGAAATAAAGCTTTTGATAATTGTAGTAGTTTAACAAAACTAATTATAAAAGAAGAAACACAAAAAGAAAAAGTTTTTGTAGCAATAAAAATAAATGAAGTAGTATTATATAAAACTAATCTGAAAAATGAAAAACTTCAAAGTTGTGAAGATGTTACAGCAAAAATATTTAATACTGATAAAGATAAATTAAAATTCAAAGGACTTTTATATGAAATACCTAAAAAACTGGTTCCACGAGAAATAGAAGATATTGTTAATTCTTATCTTGATGGAAAAAAAAGAAAACGAAGTTCTAAAAAAAGAAAATCTAAAAAACAAAGTTCTAAAAGACGAAGTTCTAAAAGACGAAAATCTAAAAAACGAAAATCATCTAAAAGACGTTGAAATTAATTTCCAGCAAATAATTATTTAAAAATATACGA